CCACCGCTTGCCTCGGCAATCCAGTTGAAGGCGCGCCCGGCTTCATCGAGGGAAAGCCCAAGCGATCTGACCGTGCCATCGAGAACAATGAAATCCGCACCTGCCGCCGCCCCGGCGCGCATGGCGTCGTCGGTTCCGGCCTGTCCGCGCAAAAGGCTTTCAAGCCGCCAGCGCCCCGGCTCGATTTCCACAGCGCTCTCGAACTGGATGATCTCCCAGCTTCCCGCATCCGAGCGGACCGCCACCGCGTTGGCCCCATTGAGCACGGCCAGACGGCTGGCGCTCGACAGGCCTCCAAAGCCAAGATCGACCAGGATCGGCGCATTGCGGTCGAACCGGCCTTCGATCTGTCCCGGCGGCAAGGCCTCGGCGAGTACGCCGATGCGGGCCGGTGCGTCCAGCCTGGTTCGAGCCGCATAGCCTTCGGTTTCAACGGAACTGGAGAGAACGACCTGCCGCCAGGGGATTGCCAGCGCCCCTGCCCTCGCCCATCCGGCCTCCTCGATGCCCGTCAGCACCGGCAGATCGAGAAAGACGATTTCCGGAACGAACGGCGCATTGGCATCATTGCCCGCGTCACCGGGATAGATCTCGGTTGCCCGTGGCGCCGCGGCCCCGGCATGGGCCACGGCCTCGATGCGGCGGACTGCGCCATCCTCGATCCGGGTGATGCGGAAACGAGTCTGCGGGGCGGTCGCGATCGCGAACCGGACCGTGTCGCCCGGCTCAACTCCGGCGACCTGCGGCGGCAGGGCAAAGCGCAGCTGGCGGCGCAGCAGGCGGTGATCCTGCAGCCATCGGTCGGCGGTGACGCGGGCCAGTCCCGCGTCCATCGCCACACTCAAGGGCAGATCGCGCTGGCGCACGGGCTCGCCCTCAAGTCGGCGCGATCGCGCCGAGGCCGGAGCGTAATCGCTCATCGGATCGGCAGAGAGCAGCACGGCCTCGTTGGCGAATTCGCCCCTTTCACCGAGGACTTCCTCGAACAGCGGTCCCTCGCCGGGCTCCGCCACCGCGTCGATCTCAAGCGGCGCTGCGCCACGGTCGAGCCGCGAAGTGAAGACCAGCCCATCAGGGCCTTCGCGCACATCGATGGCAAAGGCTTCGACCAGCGGTGCCAGCACCGCGCGCACCGAGGCGGAGTTGGAAATCACGTGTCCGGTCACCATGCCGTCGACCCCGTCGACATTGAAATCCGTCATCCCCGCCTCGATGAGGATGGCGGCAATCAGATCCTTCAATGCCACCGTGCCCAGCCTGCCGTTGAGCCAGTGACCGGTGCGCCAGTTGGGGCCGTCGGACCAGATCCGCGCAGACAGCGGAAAGGCCGGGAACGGCCGTGCGTCCCAGGTCCACAGGTGAATGCGGTCGGTTTGAACCATGCCGTCGGCATTGTTGGCGCTCGACCAGTGGGCCAGGTGAGCCTCCAGGAACGCCCGCTGGGCCAGGTCGTCGCGCCCGCCCGACGAGTACCAGGGGATCGCGCCTTCCGAGGATTTCGGATCAGGAAACAGGTTGGGCTGGTTGGCGCCCTTGTCGACCGCGGGACAGCCCAGCTCGGTGAACCAGAACGGTTTCGAACCCGGCACCCAGGGGCTGGGGCTTGCCGCCTCGGCGCCGCCGATCCGGTCGAAATGCTGGTTCTGCCACCAGCCGCGCAGATCCTTGACCCGGTAGACCCAGTGCTTGCCGGCAAGCCCGTCGGTGATCGGCAGCCGCTCCCGCGCATCCCGACCCGCTTCACTGGCATAAAACCAGTCGAAGCCCTCCCCGCCCTCGATTGCAGCGCGCATGGCCGCCTGATCATTGGCAAAACCCGCACCGTCGGGATTGCCGGCCATGAGGTCCGCGTCACGCCAGTCGCTCAGCGGCATGTAGTTGTCGATGCCGATCGCACCGATGGCCGGATGCGCCCAGACCGGGTCGAGATTGAAGAAGATATCGCCCGAGCCGTCATCGGGCCGGTAGCCGGCATATTCGGTCCAGTCGGCGGCATAGGTCACCGTTGTCGCGCCGCCCAGCATCGCCTTGGTATCTGCCGCGAGCTGCACGAGCTGGTCGACGAACGGAAACGCGCCGGTTTCGTCCCTCAGCCGGGTCAGGCCGATCATTTCCGAGCCGATGACGAAGCCGTCGACACCGCCGGCGGCGATGGCCAATGCTGCGTGATGCAGGACGAAACGCCTGTAGCCATCGTCCCCGCCCAGCCAGTCGACCCTGTCGCCGGAGACGGCAACATCCGAGACAAGCGTTCCACCGCACAGCGCATTGATTTCGCTTCGCATGGTCGCAGTTCCATCCGGTGTGCCTGGCAGTCCCGGTGCGATGCTTGCCGTCATCCGCCCGCGCCAGGGATAGACCGGCTGGCCGGTACCGCCGGTCGGATTTGGCAGGCCATTGCCCAAGGGTATGTCCATCAGCACGAAGGGATAGAGCACCACCTTGAGGCCGCGCGCCTTGAGATCTCGGATCGCCTCGATCAGCGCGGCATCGTCGGGCGTGCCGCCATAGGCCGGGCCGCCATTGCTGGTGGAAACCAGGTGCGCGGTGGCGCGGGTCAGCCCGCCCACCTTCCAGGGCCGTGTCTCGCCGTTGCGGGCGAGCACCTCGACGCCGGGGCGGAAGCGGCAATGGCTGGCGCGCAGATCATCGCCGAACCAGGCCGAAACCAGCGCCACAGATTTCAGATTGGGGCACAGCGCCTGCAATTCGTCGATGGATTGGGTCCAGTCGGTCGCGGCCTGGCGCATGTTGCGGTTGAGCGTGCGGGCTGCACCCACGCCAATGGTCTCGCGCACCTGCGTCGTCGCGTAGCCATGCTCGGTCGAACCGGGGATCACCGCCACCGCTTCGATTGCCGGCTCCAGTCCGCCGACAGGCCGGACCACCTCGAACTGCAGCGCCGGGATGCGGTTGCCGAAATCATCAAGCGGCAGCCGCTCGAACACCACATAGGCAAGCCCGCGCCAGGCCGGTGCGCGTCCGGCACCCTGCTTGGCCTCGATCAGCGGATCGGGCAATTGGCTCGCGGTTCCGCGGTAGATCCGCATGTCGAGGCTGTCGAGATCGAGTTCCCGCCCGTCGACCCAAACCCGGCGGATGAAGGCGATCGGCCCCTCGCAGAGCCCGAGCGCGAAATTGGCATGGTAATGATACCGCTCGACATTCGGCCCGCCGCCCTTGCCGCCCTGGCGTTCCTGCGTCACGGTTTCCTCGAACCGGGTCGCCCAGATCAGCGCGCCGGCGATGCGCATCGAGCCGTGCACGCGCAGGATCGGCGATCCCTCGTCGGCGGAGGGAATGCGCGCGCCGCTCAAGCCCCGCCCGGCGATGGTGCGGGTGGAGTTGATCAGCGCGGTGTCGAGCATGCCGCCGACGGTCGCGCCGATGGCCGATCCGATCGCGGTGCCCACCGGCCCGAACACACCACCAAGGGACGCGCCGGCCACCTGCAGAAGAATTGTCGCCATGTCGTGTCTCGCCTTTCAGCTGGCCCGGGGAATGCGGTAAACAGCAGCGATCCGCCGCCGCCAGGAGGGAACCAGTGCGCTTTCGATCACGCCCGCGGGCTCGTAGGCGTGGATGAAACGGTCCGGGCCGGACAAAATGCCCGCATGCTTGGCAGACATCCCGACTCGCCAGCGGAACAACAGAATGTCGCCGGCCATCGCCTCCGGCAGCGGCACCGGATCGCCGCAATGGTTTCGCGCAGCCGCCATCAGACGCTCGCTTCCGGACCGCTCGGCCCAGTCCGGTGCATAGGCGCCGGGGTCTTTCGTCACGCTTCCGGTGACCTCGGCCCAGACCCCGCGCACCAGCCCGAGGCAATCGCAGCCGACGCCCTTGCGGCATCCCTGGTGGCGATAGGGCGTGCCGATCCAGCCACGCGCTGCCGCAACGATGCGCTCGCCGTGAGGATCCGTACTCATGGCACGATCGGTCTTCCGTCATGAACCGTATCGGTATCGGCATAGCCATAGGCGAAGTCGCTGCCGGGCAGATAGGGAAAGCCCTGGAAATTGAATCCGTTGCCGAACTTGGCTGAACAGGTTTCGAAGGCCTTGTCGCACCCCGCGGTGACGGACAGCTGATCCCCCGGCGCCGGCAGACGCGCAAGCGGCGACCACAGCGAAAGCCGTACCCCGCCGGGCTCCACCGCATGGCTGGAGATGTCAGCGGACAACCCGGCAAGCAGCCCGGTGACGAAGCGGATGCGGCCCTGGTCGAACCATCCGGCGGGCCGACCGTCGAGACCGCTGACGAGCAGGGTCATCTCGTCGTTCACTGCAGCAATCGTCCCGCTCAGGGTGAACGGGGCCGCCGAGATGTCCCGGCCGCAGCGCGCGTCCCCAAGGTCGGCATCGCAACGCCGTCCGTAGAGCCGTCCGTGCGGCTGATCGAGCGAAGCTGCCAGACTGCGCAGCTCCACCGTGAAGGCCTGTCCGGCGGTGCGAACCTCGCCCAGTTCCCGCGTCGACAGCAGCACATGGTCACCGGGGCTCTGCCAGTTGACCAGGAAGGTCTCGACGCGGGCGCCGTCATAGCGTCCGAGCGCCAGGTCATCTGCGCTGATCGCCGCGTCGGAAAAGGCGCCCGCCACATTGGCGGCATCAGCTTCCAGTCCCAGCCCGGTCTCCACCTCGCTGGGGCGAAAGCCGGTGGCGGCGGAGAACACCGTGCCGGAAAATTCGAGATCATGATCGTGCTCGGTGAAGCCAAGCACCAACCCATCGGTCCGTGTCAGCCGCCAGGCATGGCAGGTCGTGGTCGAAGTCTGGTCAAGATGCGCTGCAAGTGCTTCGGGAATGTTCCTCATGGCCGGATCTCCACCAGCGGCACGCTCGGCACCGAGCCAGCCTTGAAGACCGCGAGGCTGATCTCGATGCGGTCGGTGTCAAAGCGCACCGGAATGTCGAATTCATACCCCGCGGTCACAATGGCGCCGGGCGCCGGAACAGAGCCCGGTGCAATCGTCACCAAGCCGCTGGCATGATCGACGGCATAGTCGCCCGGTTCCAGCGCCAGGCCACCGACCGCTAGAACCACACTGCCCCCGGCCGGCTTGTCGATCCGGCGCGTGGTTGCGCCGCCCGCATCGGCATAGGTCTTGCTGAGTTCGAACAGGAGCTTCACCCCGTCTCCCACCCCGATCCGCTGGTCGATGGCAGTGACCGCCTGCCCCGGCGGGGCCGAGGCATGATCGACCGGATCGCGGAAGCGGAATCCGTAGAGCTGGCCACGCCGCGCTTCGAAGAACGCCGTGAGCTGGTAAAGGTCCTCGAGCCCGCGCAGGCCTGTCCCTGCGTCATAGCGCCGCCGCGCATCGGCCCAGCGCGCATTGCGGGTTTCGCCGCCGTTTGACAGCGCCACGATGTCGGTGCGACGTCCCGGTCCGCCGCTGGCGCCGAGCGACAGCCTGAGCGGAAACCGTACTTCGTGAAAGCCATTGGTCATCTGGTCCCCTCTCTCAAAGGCCGCGCCGGCCGCGGCCGACCGCGCGGGCCAGCATGGCGGTGACCTGTGCCTCGGATTTGGAAAAACTCTGCGCGTCCGGCGTGGTTACATTGAAGGTCACCTGCACCGTTTGCGCAGCCCCGCCCGCGGCCACGCCGAGGCGGCCGTCCGGCCCGCGGGCGAGCGGCAGGATCGCTTCCGCGCCCGCCTCGCCCATCAGCTCGACATCGCCACCCGGCATCGGAAAGTAGGACGGCCCGCCCACCACGCCGCCATCGGCAAAGGCGTGCATCCGGCCCGGCACGCCGCCTCGGGCAAATGGCAAGAGGCGGCCGAGGCTTCCGGTCAGCCCGGCGATCGAGTTGCTCATCAGCCGGTTGAGCGGGCGCGTTCCGGCATCCACCGCGATGCCGACCATTCGGGTGCCGAGCGTTCTGAGAACGTCGTCAAGGCCGCGACCGTCGACGGTGGCGGATTTGAGCGCGCCCGACAGGGCTCCGCCAAAGGCGTCGGCCTTGCGCGTCAGCTCATCGAGCGCCCGGTCGGCGCCATTGAGATCGAGTTCGACATTGACGTTGAGGTTCGGCTCATCGGTCATCGGAAGGCTCCTTTCGCGTGTGTTGGGCGGGCTCTCCGCACCTGTCCGGGTAGAGTGCCATCAGCGCCTGCAGCGACGCCCGGCTGGTCGTTTCATGCCGGTCGCCTGCGCCGGCGAGCGCGTTGAGTTCAATAAGGCTCAGCCGCCAGAAGGCTTCAGGTGACAGCCGCAGGTGGCCGAGGCCGAAGCGGAGCACGGACGCCCAGGGGAAAAACGTCCGGTCGCGCATCGTCACCTCCCTGCCACCTGCGGCCCGGGAGGGTTTTCGGGCCTGTCCGGAGCCCGGCCCTCCCGATCTGGAAATGTTTTTGAGATCACTTCGGTCCCGGCGCCGCCGAAGCTCACCCACAGCAGTTCCGTGGCGATCCGGGCAAAGCCCGCCACCCCGCCCTCGGTCGACATTTCCGCCACGTCCTCGTCGCTCAGCCGGTTGCCCGCGCCGCGAAGCCCGGCGCCAACGATCCGGATGATGTCGCCGGCCGAGAGCCTTCCGGCTTCGAAACGCTCCGCCAGCTCAAGGAGATCGTCGACGCCAAAGGCGCTTTCGAGCTCGGCCAGAGCGCCGAGCGTGAGGCACAGGAGCCGGGTCTCGCCATCAAACTTCGCGGCGATTTCGCCGCGATGGCGATTGGGGTGAATGCTCATCGCCATCTCATACGGCCGCGAAGACGAGCGCACCGGCGGATTCCAGTGCGATCTCGAAGGTCATCTCGCCATCGTGCCGACCGGCATATTCAAGTGCCGTAATTTGGAACGGCCCGCTCACGGTACCGAAATCCGGGATCGCCACCTGCCAGTCGCGGATTTCGCTTGCGAAGAACACGGCCCGGGCGAGTGCATCGCTGGCCTGGTCCTTGAACAGCCCGCCACCCGACAGCGAGGCGCGCTGCATGCCGGCGCCGCCGAGCAGTTCGCGCCAGCGTCCGGCTGATTCCGCATCGGTGATGTCGACAGCCTCGGCATTGAAGGCCAGCCGCCGGGCGCGCAATCCGGCAATGGTGACGAAACTCCCGCCATCGTCGATCTTGATGAGCAGGTCCTTGCCTTTCTGGGCGGTCATGGATGTGTCCTTTCTGCGTGTGGGATTGCACTGCCGGCGCGAACCGCGATCACGGTTCGGTCACCGCCCGGAACCTGATGCGCGCCAGATGAAGCCCGCTCCTTGGCGCGCGGCGGCTGACTGTGCGTTCATGGCGGAGATTGACCAGCGCCGCGCCGTCAAGCGTCAGATCCGCGTCATGCAGGGCTGCGTGGACCGCATCGGCCAGTTCCACCGCCTGCTTGCGGCCGTTCTGCTTGCTCCAGGCCTCGACCTCGAAACGGTGTTCGCTCCCAGCCTCGTCCCCGGTGGAATAGTCGGAACTCGTGATCTCGCCCAGCACCAGGTAAGGCGGCTCGGCGCGGGTGATCAGCCGGTCGAAGATCCGGCCCGCGCCGATGATCGCGACAATGGCGGGGTCAGTCGAAAGACGCTCGACAACGGCCTGCTGCAGTTGATTGGCGCTCATGGCCGGTTCTCCTCGCAGTCGCAGATCAGGTAGCGGCGGCTCTCGTCCGGATCGCGCACGGCGCGGATCAGAAGCGTGCGGCCGCGGAAGACAAAGCGCATCGCGTGGCGGACATCGTCGCGGTAGCGGATGGTGATCCGGTGCGTGACCGGCGCCAGATCCGCGCCCGCCACTTCAGCGGAGACGGCGCGCAGCGGCTCGATCCGCGCCCAGAGGGCAGCAACCAACGTCCAGCCTCCGGCTATGCCGCCCTGCCCGTCCGAAGTCTCCGTGGGCGTTTCCAGAGTGAGCCGGGCATTCAACCGTCCGGGATCGACAAACATCCCCGCCATCACAGCGACCTCCGCAGCCAGGGCGCGATCAGCCGGTCATAGCCTGGCGGGATCGCGGCGGGCTGCATGTCCGGCGTCACGGCACCGCGGAACTCATACAGGTAAGCGGCATGGATCAGGACCGCGCGTTTGAGTTCCGGCGGCACCTCGGCGCCCGAGCCGAAGCCCGCGGTGAACTCGATCTCGATGCCGTTGATCGGCTGGCCCGGCCTCTGGCACTCTCGGATCACCAGCCGCGGCGGATGCGCGGTGCCATCGAGCACCAGGCCCGACAGGTCGAGGGTCTGCTCCACCCCGTCGGCGTCATAAAGCAGAATCGCATCAATGGTTTGAACCGGCGTCCTGAGCAACTGAATCACCCCTTCGGACGGCCAATCGTCGAGAGCCAGGCGATAGCCCTGGCTGATCAGCGCCACGCCGGTGACCGCTTCGAGATGGGCGCGGGCAACGCGGATCAGGCCTTCGAGAAGGTCGTTTTCGTCGTCCGCATCGATGCGCAGATGCGCCTTCAGTTCGGCAAGCGTCACCGGTTCCGCCAGCGGCGGATCGGTCGAAATCAGGGTCATGGCTGTCTCCGGGCGGGGTCGTGTCGGGGGTTCAAGTCCCTCCCCCGGAGGCCGGGAGAGGGGTTTGCAGCGAGGACCGGAAGATCGGTCAGGCGGCGAATTTCAGAAGCTTGATCGCCTCGAAATTCTGCACCCCGCCGCCGACGCGCTTGGTGGTGTAGAACAGCACGTAGGGCTTGGCCGAATAGGGATCGCGCAGGATGCGCACGCCCGTCCGGTCGACCACCAGGTAGCCGCGGCGGAAATCGCCGAAGGCCAGCGCCAGCGCGTTGGCCGCCACATCCGGCATGTCCTCGGCCTCGACCACCGGGAAGCCCATCAGCGATGCGGCCTGGCCAGCGCCCGCCGGCGGCATCCAGAGATAATTGCCGTCGGCGTCCTTGAACTTGCGGATCTGGCTTTGCGTCTTGCGGTTCATTACGAACCGCCCGTTCTGGCGGTGGCCGGCCTTGAGCGCATAGATCAGCTCGACCAGCCGGTCGGACGGATCGATGCCGAAAGCGCCTGCCGCCCCGGTGGCGACGAAACCCAGATTGCCCCAGCTCCAGCTGTCATCGGCGACGCTTGGATAATCGAGGAACCCGCGCGGCTTGTTGACGCCGTCACCGGTCACGAAGGCAGCGCCCTCCTGCTCGGCAAACGCCGCCTCGACTTCGCTGGCGATCCAGCCCTCGATGTCGACCGCGCTGTCCTCGATCAGCGAGGCAGTGGCGGCGGGCATGGCATAAAGCTCCATGGTCGGGAACTGCAACTCGGCCAGCTGCGGCGCGTTCGTCTGCGGTCGGGCGTCGGTTTCGCCGACCCAGCCTGTGGCCATGCCGTTCAAGGCAAACGGCTTTTTCAGCACTGCGCCCGAGACCTGCCGCACCGTGGCGATCGAGCGGATCGGCGAGAGTTCGGACAGCCTGCGGCCGATTTCGCTGTCGAGCTCGTCGGGCACCAGGTAGCCGCCGTCGGGATCGGAACCCGCCGACATGGCCTTGAGTTCGGTCTGCCGCAGCGCCACCTCGTCGCCGCGCCGCACATAGGCGTCGAAGGCCTGGCGCACGGCGCTGGGCTGGGCCGCGCCGCGACCGAGATCGGGTCTGGCGCGCTTGACCAGCAGTGCATCGAGCGTGCGCTTCTGCTCGTCGAGTGCCAGGTCGATGCGGGCCATCTTTTCCTCGGTGATCACGTCCGTGCCGCCACGCCGCTCGATCTCGGCCAAACGTTCGTCGTTGGACTGCTTGTAATGCTCGAAAGCGGACAAGAAGTCCTCGAAGGCGGCGGAGGCGTCGGCGTCGACGCTCTTGGTTTCGGGCGCGCGCGGCGGCTTTGTCTTGAAGGTCATGGGTCGTCCTTTCAACAGGGTGTTGTCAGTGGAAGAAGCGGAACGGCAGAGCGTCGCGGTCAGCCTGCGCAGCTGCCGTTCCAGGCGTTTGAGATCCTCCGGGCCAGCGTCCTGCCTGTCCGAAAGCGCGCCGTAGCCACGGGCGATCAGCCCGCGCGCCTGGCGTCTGGTCAGCCCCGCATCCCGCGTGAGCCGGCGTTCGAGGTCGCGCCGCGTCAGGTCCGCATGCGGCGCGAGAGCGGATGCCGCCTTGACCGCGGTCACCCGCGCGCCCGGCTGCATCGGAAACGTCACCACCGAGATCTCCCAGAGATCGGCGCTCAGGATCCTTCGCACCCCGGCCCCCTTCTCGTTGCGGGCGCGCAGGGTCTGGAAACCGATCGACAGGCCGTCGAGCGCGCCGGATTTCATCAGCTCGTGCACTTCGCGGGCGCGGGCGACGCCGAGCGAGAGCTTGCCCTCGACATGCAGGCCGCGCGCATCCTCGCGGATCGACAGCCAGCGGCCGATCGGCTGGTCCGGGTCGTGCTGGTAGAGCATGCGCACATCGCCCGCCCCCCGGCGCTTCAATGAGGCTTTGAAGGCGCCGGGCTCGATCACGTCGCGGCCGAGATCAACCGCGCCGAACAGGCTGGCATAGCCGGAAAAACTGCCGTCGCCGCTCACGTCCTCCAGGGCCAGATCGACGCGTTTTCGCTGCCGTCCGGGGTTTCCGTACGTTGTCATGGTGATGTCCTTGTTGGTGTCGAAGTCTGTTTGGCCCCGGGGCGCGCGAAACTGTTGCGAGCCTACCCGGCAGTCAGCGCGTCGGGCCGCGCCCGGTCCGGTCGGCGATGCGGGCGAGCGCGCCGAGCACCCACCAGGCGGTCATGCTGGCGGCGGCTGATCCGGCGAGCAGCGTCTCGGCCGGCGAGAGCATCCGGCCCACGCCCATCCACTGCGTCAGCGCCACGCCCGCCGGGCTGCCGAAGACCAGGCCAGAGACGATGCCCGCCACCGCGCGGGCCACGGCTTCGCGCGTTCCCCTGGGCATCATGTAGGCGAGCGAGACCAGCGCTCCTGCCAGCGCACCGGCGATGCGCGTGGCCAGCATCGCGGGATCGGGATCGATGTTGGGCATCGCTTCACCTCCGCCTTTGACGGTCCATTCCGCTTCACAGATTGATTCATCTTGCTGCCGGACTGAATCCGGATCAGACCGCAACATCTTGATATCCCACGGCTTCCCGCTTCTCCGCATCGGTGAGGAAGTCGGCGGCGCCGAGCCGCGCCCAAAGCGCATCGCGCTCTGCAGAAAGCCCCGGCAGGTGGTCGGCGTCGTAGTCGATCTTCAGCCCCGCCCCGTAGACCGGCTGCAACCATGCGGTCAGTGCCTGCGCCGTGCGCGCCGCCAGCGGCAGCACGGTCAGGCGGCAGAAGGCGCGGTTGGCCTCCTGGTAATTGGCGTAGGTCAGGTCGCCGGGGATGCCCAGAAGCATCGGCGGCACGCCCAGCGCTAAGGCAATGTCTCGGGCCGCCCCGTTCCTCGCCTCGATGAAATCCATGTCGCGCGGGGTCAGTCCCATCGCCTTCCAGTCGAGCCCGCCCTCGAGCAGCATCGGCCGCCCCGCCCGCCGTGCCCCCTGGTAGCCGTCCTCGAGTTCGGCCTTCAGCCGCTCGTACTGCTCGGGCGTCAGGTTGCCGCCCTCCTTGGGTTGATAGACCAGCGCGCCGGACGGCCGGGCGGAATTGTCGAGAAGCGCCTTGTTCCAGCTCATCGCCGCATTGTGCAGATCGAGCGCCATCAGCGCCGCCTCCAGCGGCGCGAAGCCCAAATGATCGTCGAGCGGATGAAACAGCTTGAGGTGCAAGAGCCCCGGCCCCTCTTCCGGGTTGGCGGCAAAGCGCTGCCGCCGTCCGCCCGACTGATGCTCATAGGCCACCGGCCAGCCGTCCGGTCCCTCGATCACCCGCATCCGGTCTGGTCTCAGCAATTGCAGCCCGGCGATGCGACCGGTCGCACCGACCGGGTTGATCCAGGCATTGCCCGACAGCACCAGGTGGCCGTAGAGCGTCTCGAAGAACCCGTCGCCGGCGCCATTCGGGTCGGGGCGGCCGAGCAGCTCGAGCACCGGGTGGCGTTCCTGCTCGCGGCCGCCGTCGAACACCACCCAGGGCACGGAAGCCGCGGCCTCTCCGATCATCCGCACCGCGCGGTGCGCCACCGGGTTGCGCATGAAGCCCTCGCGCGCCAGCGCCGCGTAGGAGCGGCCGCTCCAGGTCGCGCCCGCATCACCCGAAAGCGCCGCGATCGCACCGGGCAGCCAGCTCTTGGCGGCGGGTGCGCGCATCTTTTCCGATCGGGTCCAGGGAAGCCTCAATCCGAATGCCATGGTCAGATCCTTTCAAGATCGAAAAGCAAAACACTGCCTGTGGTTCGCCGCGGCCGTCCCAGCCCTCCGCCACCCCGGACGAGATCCGGCATGACGGAACTTGGGGCCGGCTGCAGTGCTTTCCTCTCCCCCCGTGGGAGAGGATAGCAAGTCCGCATGAGGCAAAGCCGAATGCCTGGACGCGCTTGGTGAGGGGCGATTGCCCCGATCCGCCTTGACCGCCCTCCGCTCACAAATGCCGCACCTGCGGCTCGCTCCGGCGGCCGAGCATCAGTTCCGTCAGCGCCCAGACCAGCGCATCGAGCCGGTCCGGAGAGCGTCCGGAAGACGATCCGTCCGGTCCGAAATCACACATCTGGTCCTCCAGCGCGGCGAAGTGCCCGGCATGAACCACCCTTCCCTGCTCGTAGAGCGCCGCCACCGGTTCGGCGCGCAGCCACTTGCCGCGCGTCGCCCGCACGGTCCTGACCGGCAGCGTCGGCTCGACGGTTCTCAGCACACTCGCCACCATGTCGCCGCCCTGGTTGATCTCGGCCACCACGCAATCGGCGTCGAAGCGGCGGTAGAGCCGCGCCACCGCTTCGGCCCAGCGGGTCGGGCTTGCGCCCTCGACCGAACCGTCGGCCAGCACCACGGCGCGGCCCTCCGCATCGAGGCCGACGGCGACGATGCCGCAGCACGAGTGTTTCGCCTCGCCCGAGGCCGGCGGATCGACCGCCACGACGATGCGGGCGAGCGGCCCGTGGCCGCGCACCACCAGCGCCTCGATCTGGTCGCGCCGCCACAGCCCGTCCTCGCGGTCGGCGATCAGCTCGCCGTCGAGTTCCTGCCTTCCCAGCCGTGTGCCGCCGTAGCGCGCCCGGATGGTCTCCAGAAACCCCGCCGCGAGGTTCGCCGCATTGTCCTCGGTCCTGATCCGCGTCACCCGCGTGGCCCTGTCCTTGACCAGCGCCAGCATCAAGGGCGTCGCCCTCGGCGTCGTCGTCACCAGCTGCCGCGGGCGCTGACCGAGCCTGAGGCCGAATTGCAGCATGTCCCAGGTCTCCCGCGCATGCCGCCATTTGCCGAGTTCGTCGCACCAGGCGAGATCGAATTGCGGGCCGCGCAGGCTCTCGGGATCTTCGGACGAGAACATCTGCGCCACCGCGCCCGAGGGCCAGACCAGCCGGCGCCGCGTCGCCTCGAAGGCGGGGCGGTCGGCCCGCGCAATCCCCATGATCCCGGAAATGCCGTCGACCATCACCTCGCGCGCATCGCCGAAACTCTCGGCCACCAGCGCGATGCGGCCATCGCGCCCCAGGCCCGGCAGATCGCCGGTGGCGAGCGCGTGCACCCATTCGGCCCCGGCCCGGGTCTTGCCCGAACCGCGCCCGCCCATCATCAGCCAGGTGCGCCAGTCGCCTTCGGGCGGCAATTGTTCGGGCCGCGCCGTCAGCTCCCAGTCATGGGCGTGCGCCATCAGCGTCCGGTCGTCGAAGCGGGCGATGTGGGCTGTGACCAGGTCCTCGGCGAAAAGATCCCCGGCGGAAAGGTCCCCGGCGCCGGGCGTTGCCGCCTCCGGGTCCCCGGTACCCCGGATATCGCCGGGCAGGTCCGGCACCGTAAGGGCCGGCGGCCTGCGCCACACCGGTGGCAATTGCCGGCCCAGCGCCACGAGATTGCGGATCGGCACCGGTGCGCCGGGCACCGGATTGTCCCAGACACTCGCTGCCAGCCTTGCCGCAAACCAGGCGGACACTGCGCTGCCCAAAAGAGGTGCCAGCGGCGTGGCCAGCGGCGTGAGCAAGGGCGCGGTCCTCGGAGCGGTCCGTACGGCGATGCTCATGGCCGCGCCTGCCCCGCCTCATTGGCCTCATTGGTCTCATTGGTCTCATTGGCCTTATGGGCTTCATGGGCCTCATCCGGCCCGCCTGCCCGCTCGACCGCCAGCCGCTCGGCGGCGGCGAGAATGAGCTGCCGCACCGTCTGCCGCAGCTGCTCGCGTTCCTGAGGCTCGAGCCGCTGACCGGCGGCGCGGGCCTGGTCCTCGGCGATCAGCCGTTCCATCTGGTCGATCTTCTCGAGGGTGCGGGCAATCAGCGCCACCTGGTCGACCGCCGCCTTGCCCTTGAGCCCGTCCTCGCCCAGCCGTGCCGCCTCGCGGTCAAGCACCGCCCGCATCCGGGCAAGCATGGCCCGGGTGCTCTCGGCGGACGGCTTCGCCGCATGGCCCTCCGGTACAGGCCTGGCATCCGCCGCCCCGTCCGCGACGGCCACCGCATCCATGGCGGCCCCGGTCTGCACGCCCGGCACGGTCATTGGTGTGTCGGTTGCCCCAACCGCAGCCGCGTCGCGGTCCGTCTGTTCCACGGGCGCCACCGACTGCTTGATCTCGAACGGCTCGAGCGCCGTGAGCAGATCGATCAGCCGGTCGACCAGCGCCAGCTCGCCTGCCGCACAAGCATCCGTCGCGGACAGCCCAAGCCGCCCGGCGGCCGCAAAAGCCTCGGTCATCACATGCCTCGCAAAGATCCGAAAAATCCAGCCGCGCCACCAGGCACCGGCCACCAAAAAAGCGCCCCGGAACATCCAGAGGCGCCTCGCTCATTCATCCACGTCTCAAACCGGTGCACCCGCAGGCACCACAGCCCTCGCCGCCGCACCGCTATCGGCGCAGTTCTGTGACGATGACATAACCCTACCAGAGGACCGTGACGGGGTCAAGGATTATTTTCCTAATTATATACTTGACGTACCAAGGTGCAAAATGCAGAATGATTCGCGACAGGCCGGTACAGAAAACACTGAGGAAATTGAAATCACGCCTGAAATGATTGAGGCGGGTATCTCCGTCCTGACCAATTTCAATCCTTGTCTGGATTCTGGGTCGGAATTTGTACGCGAGTTATATTTGGCGATGGCGTCGCATTCAAATCGTGGTTCAAAAGATTAATCGCCACGCTTGCTGTTTCGATATTGCTGCACAGAAGCGACATAAGCTCAGGCGTTATCTTCGCGTTTACAGAAAGCTGTACAGCCTTTGTCCTTGATTTGACGTTCACCACCCTAGGGTTCAGCCGTGATCTTTGAAGATCACCATCAATATCAGTGATCCAGAAATCATGGATCATTCTGTTACGCTCCGGGCGCAGGTCATTGTCGATCATGGTCAGGGTTTTTGATAATGAATCATACCATTGGCGCGACGGCGCACGTTTGAACCCAATAGTGTGCAGGGCTTGAATTTTTTCTCTAAGGCCCATCACGCCTAGGATAGTGTTGTTGACGGTTGGGTCGGAAACTCCCATGAGGCTATGAAGCAAAAGGGTTAGGTCTAACTCAAGATGGCTCCAAGACATGCAGAGCCGTCCAAGCCTGTTAGCTACTTTGCGGTTGCGCTTGACCCGATCCTTAATCATTGCCCGAAGAATAGGTTCTTGTTTCATGTCAGATACCAATAAGAAGACAGACCAGGAAAAGGGCGACGAGGTCTTGCGCCGGATGCTCAAGACGCCGCCAAAGCCAAAAGAAAAAGGCGGGGGCCGAAACCCCCACCCAAACGCATCAGAAAAAGATATCGAGAATGGCAGCGATACCAATCAGGCATAGCGCCACATCGATCTTCACTTCAACGTTTACCGTCATTCGCTTCCTCATCGGAGGCTCCTAACGGGGCATCACCGGTGACAACCCCTGTTAAGGATTGAAACCAACCGGACGATGTAACGGATAACCCGCCGTTCATCGCAGTATCGGGGCACCATCCGCATATGCATCTGTTTCCGGTGCGCCCTGTGTGCCTCTCGGAGATCGCTAGACTTGGCCGGTGTGAGCGGCTGTTTCGCGGTCCAAGCACAGGCTGCCGGGTAGCCGTTCACGTTGTCCGCTTGGCAGGCGGGGGTGAGACGGGGCCGACAGTTGAATGATGGTGCCCCGAATGCCCTTATGAGTCGAGTCAGCGTTTATTGCGCTTGTGGAGAAGCTTGCGCGCCTTCTGCTTAGGCGTAATTGGCTTCACCAATCCGCCGATAGGTCAGGCGCTTGCCACGGATGGCCTCAAGCAGCATGTCGGCGCGCTCACGGTCGGAGATCTTGAGGGCTGAACGGCGGTTATAGCGGAAGTCAAACTCAGCAAGGTAGCGGTGCAGATGGGCCTCGCCGCAATGCTGATAGATACCGATCATGCCGCGCTTGAAGATCGAGAAGACGCCTTCAATCGTGTTCGAGTGAATGACGGCATCGCCCTCACGGCGGGCATATTCCTTGCGGGAGTGCTTCACAGTGCGGTGTGTCGCGTATTCCTCACCAACCGAGGTGTAGAGGCGAGACTCATCGGTATAGAGGTTGGACTTGCGGTCAGCGTTACGGACCAGCACATCACGGAGAATGTCCTTGGTGGCATTCTGGACGAGGAACATGCGGGACTTGCCGCCACGCTCAACCAGACCGACCACGATACGCTTGTCAGCGCCGCCAGCCTTGCCCGACTTGGTAGGCTTGGCAATGCGACCACGGGAAAGCTGACGAGGGGTTTCGCGCTTACCGATGTAGGTTTCATCGGCTTCAACGGTCTTGCCTTCGCCACCAAGAGGACCAGACGAGGCAACGTCCTCTTTCATGGCCTCGCGGATACGGTGAGCCATGAACCAAGCGGTTTTGTATGTGACGCCGAGCATACGGTGCAACTGGTGGGCCGACATGCCCTTCTTGGATGAAGCCATCAGGTGCGTTGCCAGTACCCACTTGTGCAGACCGATCTTGGAGCGTTCAAACACAGTGCCGACAGTGACCGAGAAGGGCTTACGGCAATCATTGCACTTGTACACGCCGGGACGCGTCGAAGCGCCTTCAAGCTTGGTAATGCGGGTTTCATCGCAGTTGCCGCAATGAGGGCAGATAGGACCATGCGGCCACTGGATGGACTCCAGATGCTCGCGGGCCTTGTCTGCGTCGTGGTAGATTTCATTAGTGAGGTCAAACATGATCAAGCTTTGCCCTTTGGGGATTTCAGAACGTTCTCGCAGGCAAGCAGATCTCGCCGAATTACGTCGATTGCTTGCTGGTCAACCTCAAACGCAATGGTTCCAACTTCCCGAGTGTGAAGAACAAGAGCAACACGACCATCAGCCGTTGCAGACGCGCCGGACTTAATAACCGTCACCGTCCTAAACTCTCCTGTCATGCGCGTTGTGTTCTTCGGCATTTGAACGTCCTCCGTTGATTTTCTTGTACTAAATCGCGTCTGGTACGTCAAGTATATAATTAGGATTATTTTCCTATTTCCGAAACGAATTGTTGACGCAAGGATCTGCGGCCAAGACACGCACCATGGTACATGCCGCTGCGCCATGAAAGTCGCTGAGTATACTAGAAACCGCACTATGAACTTGTCAGGTTCCTGTTTAGCCTTCGGAGGCGTCGGTTACATGTTGCGAAAGGCACCATCGAAGCCCTTGTTTCACTAGGTTCGTTGAGAATTATGGCCACCCATCATCTGCTCTTGCCTTATCTGCCAATCAAAAGCCTGCCAAAGTCTGAGAGAGTGGCAGCTACGCTGTTGCAGAATGCGCTCTGGAACATTGAAACCTATGTGGAAGATCTTCACTCTGCGAGAATGCTTTTCGATCATTCGACAACCATTTCAAAAGACAGCGCCACAAAGAACGCAATGTCTGATTCCGAGGCTAACGCCGTTAGAAAATGGCCGATCCTAGCTTGTCGCGATGGTGCAATTACTATTTTCAACTTCGCAATGTGCCTCGAATCGATCAAGTCAACCCGCTTTCAGACTCCTTCCCTGAAGTTTGACAAGGAAAAGATAAAGGCAGCAGGAAAAACATTTAGGGAACACTTTCCAGATTTTGATAAAATCCGGCACGGCGTGGCCCATTCCGCCGAACTGATGAAAAACCTTGAACACTTTGACCGCAACGCAACAACAATGCCCGTCAAACTTGGTCAATGGTCCATTCCTCGTGGAACACTGATTCAAAACGCTATTATTGGACGCCGTTTCGCGCTCACTTACAATGGTAAGGTTTTGAGCTATGAGCTTTCCGAGTTGTCTGTCCTCAATCTTGCAAAGGTTCGTTCAAAGCTATTTGATGCCTTTCCATACAGTGAGCTTGAGGGATACGGACCCTATCCAGCACCGCCGCAACCTCAAGGTGATTAGATATTTCATAGAAACTCAATTATCGGGTGGACACTGTATCAATTTACTAATTTTTTATGCAATCTTGGACCAAGACCCTAGAAAACAGCGGTGTATGTAGCGGAACAACCCAAATGAGGTCGTCGCGTCCGGGGCCTATGCGTCCAACAGCGAGGTGATGCGCGATGCGTTGCGGCTGTGGGAGCAGCATCAGGAATTGCGCGCGCTCGAAGTCAACCGGCTGAAGCGCGCCTATGACGAAGGCATGGCCAGCGGCGAAGGCCGCGCAGTGGATGCCGGTGCGCTGCTGACCGACCTGAAAGCGGAGCGCCGTGGGTGAGGCCCGGCTCAGCGCCTCTAATGCCGCGAATCTCCTGCAATCCGCATCGCCTCGTCGATCTCGTCGCGCAGCACGGCGAGGTCGCCCTTGGCGAGGCCGAGCGTCAGTTGGCCGCCGCCTTCGAGTTCCAGCGCCAGCGCCAGTTCGCCCTCGGCGTTCATGGCAAGCCCCATGGCGGTGGTCTTGAGCACCTGGAAATTGGGCCACTCCTCCTCGGGCAGCGTCGACATCACCTGGCCCAGCAGGCTGGTCAGCGCGGTGATTGTCGCCGGCACGACCCGGGCATCGAGCTCGATGCCGATGGTCCCGCCGCCCGCCGCACCATAATTCAGCGCAAGCGACTGGTTCTGCGGGCGCGCCTCTCCGGAGAGAAGGGTTTCGAGTTTCGGCGGCGTGTCGGGTGTGTCTGCCACGGTGCATGTCTCCTGCGTTCGGGTCCTGCAGCGCCGCGCATCCATTTGGATGCGCAAGGGACGCTGCAGCACTTTAGAAATAATGCATGTTCGTTATCGCTCAATTGAACCCGGTTGAGCGCGACACGCATTGGCCTGGCCCCCTAAAGTGGGGATGACCGGCGTCTTCGCAAGCGCCTGCGATCTACACCCTCGTGCACACGCCCGGCGCCCCCCCCTGCACACCCCCCGGCACACCCCGGGCCAGCGCACGAAAAAACCGCCAGAGAGAAGACTCTCCGGCGGCTCAAGGTGTGCTTCAGCTTGGGGGATGAAGGACGTTTCGCGCTAGGCGATGGCGACAATGCCGAGAACGGCAAGCAGGAAAAGGATCAGCACGACGGCGATCAGAAGCTTTGCGCCAGTCAGCGCTGCGCCCGACAGGCGGCCAAAACCAAGCAGGCCGGCGACGGCTGCGACAATAAGCAAAATAAGGATCCACTGGATCATCGGATAGTCCCTCCGTTTGGAATA